TGAAGATGTTCTTGTTGTCACCACAAGCCTTCTGAATTGCCTTGTTAAGAGTAGCAGCACCAACAACCTGGTCATCTGCACTTGCTTCACCAGTGATGTCATAGACATGCTTTGAAAGGAATTCAGCAGCAGCATTTGCAGCAACTGTTCCACCAACAGTGTTCATGCTGAATACACCCTGAAGGATTGCAAGAAGCATGTTCTGCTTAACTTCCATCTTGTAGTCAGCAATCTGTGCAGCAACATTGTCCATGAAGTCAACACCTGCTGTGATGTTCTTGCTGAAACTTCTTTCAGTCCAAGAATCCATTCTGCTTGCAACAACAAAACCCTGTTCATAGGTAGTTGTATTAGTAGACTGAATGTTGGTTGCACCATCATTGTTCTGACTGGTGCTTCCGCTGATTCTTCCGAAGTAAGGAATTCTTGCATATAAAGAACCAGTCTGATTGTTCAGTGCAGCCCTTGCCTGCTCATTAGTGCCAACAGCACCACTCTTTGCAAGCTCATTCTTTGTGACATTCGGAATTCTTTTTACATAAGCACCAAATGCCTGTGGATTGAAACTTTTAGAATCAAATTTTGCCATGATTATTCACCTTTACCTTTCATAATATTTTGATTTTTAATCAATCTTGGCATCAGGATGTTCAACCATGTATGCAGCAAGTTCAGAATAGGTCATCTTGGATGTATCAACACCCTGGTCACCTTCATCATTTCCTGCTTCACCTGGTTTTGCACCCTTCATCTGTTTCTTGGAATCCTTTGCTTCAAACAGGTAGTCATCTGATTTCTGCAATGCTGCAATCTGTTCAGCAAGACCCTTGATTGTTCCATCTTCCTGAAGTTCAGCCTTGTCCAAGTCCTTCAGAAGTGCCTTGACAGCAGTGTTGTTCTTTGCCTTTGCAGATGCAAGTGCTGCATCCACCGCTGCATCAACCTTCAACTGTCTGACTTCTGCTGCATGTTCTTCATCCTTCTTCTTGTTGTCTGCCTGAAGCGTTTCAATCTGTTTCTTCAGTGCTTCAACATCACCAGTGGAATTCTTCAGGGTTTCAAGCTGTGAATCCCTGTCACGAACATCCAGTTCCAACTTCTTCTTTTCGTTGTTGACTTCATCAAACCTTGCCTTTGGAATGTAACCTTTCAGTTCTTCCAGGGAAGCTGTTTCCAACTTCTTTGCAGTTTCTTCATCAACTCCAAGTTTCACAAATTCATCCTTTTTCATGGTTTTGTACCATCCTTTCATAAACATTTGTTGCCTGGTTCAGTCCAGTTTCTTATGTCTTGTTCTTTTTCGTCAGCAATACCAAAATGACGATATATAAAAAGCAGCACCACCGACCATTTCAGGTCAATGACACTGCTTCTTAACAAGATATTCAGTTGTGAAGGTCAGTCTTCTGTGCTGTCCTTCTGTGATTGCTTCATGTATTCAGCAAATTCCTTTTTCAATTCTTCAGGTGCATCTTCTGTCAGATGCCAGTTGTCAGGTTCAGGAACAAAATATGGACTGTTCCAAAATGTAGGCATTGCCTGTGACATGTCAATCACCGCCTTTCAATTTTTCCAATGCTTCAGCAAGCATTTCTTCAAGTTGTCTTCCAAATTCCTGTGCAACAGGTCTTGGATTGTCTGAACACATATATTCAGAAAAGCATTCAGCAAACCATTCCATAGCATCTTTTGTTGCATATCCGCTGACCTGCTTTCCAATGTCCGATATTTTGAACCCACATGCCTTCATGACCTTGGGTCTTAAATATGCAGAAACAGCTTTTGGTTTCCAACCATTCAGTCCTGCTGCATAGCAAGTGTATGTCAGGAAGTCATCAATTGCATGTCCTATTTCATGCATCACAATTGAATCCCCTGTTGCACAACCCACTGGATGAAAACCTGCTTTGACATCACCTTGAAGACTTTTCAGCAACTTTTCATTGTTTCCAAAGAATTGTGTGTTCACTGTAATTCCACCATGTCCAAGACCAACCATGCAGTTTGCATATACAGTTCCATCCAGTTTTGCTGAATTGACTGCATTCAACTGACCCTGAAGACCAGGAAACTTCTGCATGACCTTTTCATAAGGTCTGTACACTGATTTTGCAGATTCCACATCCACACCATCAAGATTCATTCCATCAATTGACTTGATGACCTTTCCTTCAGGTGTCTTCATTTCATAGAACCATTCACCATGTGACTTGAACAAATCAGTAACATCTTCAGTGGTCTGACAATCATCAATGGTCTTTGGTGCTTCAGGTCTTGCAGAATCTGCTTCTGTCTTCACTTTACCATCAGGTGCAGCAGGTTTCAAGTTTTCAGTGTGACCTTCAACCATTGAATCCTTCCATTCCTGATAGGTCATGTTGTCAGGTACATAGTAGGTTTTACCATCTTCACCCCTTGCTGCCCTTTGTCCACCATAGTTGTCTTCAAAATATGGTGCTGTGACAGACCTGCAATTGGGATGAAAAGGTGGTGCAGTCACACCTGGTTCATAGTCAGTCATAGGGAAGTGCTTTCCATCCATTTCCTGACAGATTTCAGATGTGTGACTGTCCAGTGTTGCCACAACTTCAAATTCTTCCACATCCAAGTCATTGAATGCTTCTTCTTGTGACACACTGTGGAAATATGCCTGTTCAGTCATCACCAGTCTTGATGCAGCAGCTTTGGCATTCTTGACCTTGCCATCCACAAACTTCTGCATGTGCCTGATTGCTTCATCAGGTGCTTTTCCCTGAACAAGTGTCCTTGTCAGTTCCTGATGCAGGTCACCAATCATCTGTTGCTTTCTTGACCATATCCTGTCAGAAAAGTTCTTTCCATCTGTTGACCAAGGTTTCTTGACCACCTTGTCAAGTTCCCTTTCATCAATCTGACCGATTTCCCAACCAACATTGAAGCCTTTCTGAACTTCAAAGATGCTGTGATAGTAGTCTTCAGTGAAAACTTTCCTTGCCATTCTGTCAACAGCATCCAGTTCATTCCCAAAAGCAACTTCAAGTGCCTGTTGTGAACGAAGCTGAAGTGCTTCCAGTCTTGAAATATGGAATCTTGCAGAAGCATTTTCAAGCTGCTTCATCCATTTTCCATCCAGTGCATTCTGCTGACCATATTTGATGTATTCCTGAACATCCCATTTCAATTCAGCAAGTTCCCTTGTGGTCAACAGTCTTCTTGCTTCAGCAAGGGTCACACCATTGTTGTCTGCAAAACGCTGATACCAAACTTCAATCTGTGCCTGAATGCTTCTTTGTGCCTGTGTGAATGCAGGTTCAACTTCCATATAGGTCTGCTGACCATAGGAATGTGACATCTGTTCAAGCTGTTCAAATCGTTTCTTCCAGTATGCAGATGACCTTTTCTTTGCCATTATTCATCACCTGCACCTTCTTTTCCACCTTCCTGACCAGTTTCATCAGGATTCTGACCGCCTTGGTTCTGAACCATTGGATTGAAACCAAATTCCTGAATCTTTTCTTCCTTTTCAGCCTTGATTCTTTCCAGTTCTGCCTGTGGGTCATCCACCCAAGGATGCATGGACACAACAGTTTCATCAGAAAGGATTCCAACAGACTTGGAAACATTGTCAATGACTTCACCTTCATTCAGAAGCATATCCCTGTTGAAGATGACATCCACATCTGTCATTTCATAGTCACCTGCACCGATATTTGCAAGGTGATTGTCCACAAACCAAAGCAGGTCTTCAAAGGAAGCCTGATATTCAGTTTCCATGCTGTTTGCATCCAGGTCAATGTCTGAATACATGGACTGAATGTTCATCTGATTAGGATTTCCTGCAAGTCTGTCATCCTTTGCATCATATCCCATTGCATTTTCAATGATTGCTTTTTTGAAGATTTCCAGGATTGCCTTGTAATTTTCAGAATTGACTTCCACCTGCAAGGTCTTCAGGTCACCACCTGAACCATCAACAGTTCTGACCTTGACAGCACCATACTGTGCAAGGTTCTTTCTGAATTCACCAAGGTTTTCACCGTCATAATTCATCAGAACCAAGATGGTGTTTCTGGTGTCTTCTTCCATGCTGTTTTGGAAGTTCGATTCAATCAGGTTCAGTCCATCCTGCAAGGACTTCACCATTTTAATCAAGGGAATTTCCTTGCTGTTATATTTGAAAGGAATCAGTGGAATCCTTGTCCAGTTGAATCCATCTTCAGTTCCATCTTCATTGACCACTGTGATGTAGTTCTGAAAGAACGGTTCACAAGGTTGCAGTGTACCGCCTGAAGACAGTTCAAAATAATTGATTCCTTTGTCATCATAGACTTCAACCTTTTCAACAACCTTTTCAGTGTGTCCTTCATAGACAATCACTTCATAAATCCTGATTGCATAGTCCAGTTGTGTATGTTCTGAATCATGCCAACCAGGAATGACTTCAAAAGGTTTGATTCTTTTGAAAGACAGTTCACCCTTTTCATTGTAGTAAACGAACATCCAACCAATCCCACAATTCAAAGAATCTTCACCAACTGCTTTCAGAAGTCTTTGGAACTTCTTATTCAGAATCAGCTTCAACTGCTTTGCATAATTGTCATCATCAGACTGGAAGGTCAGTGGTTGTCCAAGTAAATAGTTCACCTTTTGGTCAACCATCTTCTTGTATTGGTTATCAACAATTCTGTTGTTTGGAAGATTCTTGACTTCTGTCAGTTCCCCATCTTCACCAATGACTGTTCTGACCCTTGAAAGGATGTCATGTTTGCCTGCATAGTATTTTTCACCATCAAGCATTTCTTTTCTTCTCTGTGAAACCTTGAAATGATTGATTTCATTCACAATGTACTGTTCATCTGTGATTCTGTCTTTTCCTATTGTGACAGCCTGTGCAATTCTTGCAGCTTCACTTAAAAGAAAATCAAACACATTTTTTCACCTTCCTTTCCTTCAGAATTTTTATAGTGCATCAGCTTCTTCAAATGCCTGAAGCATTTTGGGGAACTGAAAAGCAATCCAATCAACAATTTCTTCATTGCATCCCCACGATTCAGCACCAAGTCCTGATTCAAACAGGAATGCATGAACCAGTTCATGTCTGATGACCTGTTTTCTGTATGTTTCCAGGTCAGCAACAGAATCTGAAGTCTTTATCAAAGTATCAATGACACAAGTTTTGATTGTATGGTCACAATAACCATCTGCCTTGTCCAGGCAAGGGTCTTTTGACCTGTCACCATCAATGATTGCATAGGGAACACCAAGAACTTCCACTGTCTTGACCTGTTCAAGAATCATCTTGTCTTCTTCAGTCATCACCCTTTCCACTTATGTCACCGCCTTTCAAATTATTGCTTTATATGCTCAAAGCAGCAGAAAACCACCGCTTCCTGCTGCTTTTGTCACTTGCTTGTCACTAACATCAAGCAAAACTGAATGTTTCACCCTTGATGAAGTCTTCCAGTGCATACCGCATTGCATCCATCAGGTGATTGAAGTCATCTATTGGAACATTCAGCTTCTTTCCAAACTTGTCCACATCCCAAGTGTAATTGCTGATTTCAGTCAGGAAGTTCACACACCTTGGATGTATGACAATGTGGAAGTCCTGAACATACTGGATGCCATTGTTGATGCTGTCTTTTCCTTTTCGTGCTGCATGGATGTGTGACAATCCAAGGTCACGAAGTTCAGCAATAGACTTTGGTTCAGCAGAATCTGCTGTGATTTTCTCTTTCACAAAACCCATTGACTGAATGTTCCTGAAGATTGCACTGTTCACAAGTCCTGTCTGATACATTTCATCAAACACATAGATGGTCTTGTTCTTCAGGTCAACCATTCCACACCATAGTGCAGAAGGGTCATTGGTATATCCGAAGTCAAGACCAAATGCAGACTTGATTCCTGGAATCCGCTTGATGTCATCCAGGTTGAATGCTTTTTCTTCCCAATTTTCAAAGATAAGACCTTCAACAATTCCCCAATTTCCAAGACCTGCAACCTGGTATCTTCTTGGATTATTGACCTTCATCCTTTCAAAGACCTTCAGGTCAGCTTCATCCAACCATTCATTGCAGGTGTAGTTGGTTGTCAGTGCAAGGATTTCACCATCATCTGACAAAGGATTCTGTCTTGGTTTATAAATCGGTTTCCCTTCAGAATCTGTTCCAACCAAATCATCAAAGAACCTGTGCTTCATCCAGTGATGTTCATTCCAGGGATTGAATGTCAGTGTTATCTGCTTGAACAGACCACCTTCAACAGAACCCCTGATTGATTCATCAAGCATGTCAAAGTCAGATTCCTTCATGACTTCATACGCTTCTTCAATCCACATCCAACAAAGTGAACCAACATCCACTGTGATTGATGTGACTTTCAAGGGGTCATCCAATCCCCTGAAATATATCTTCTGACCTGTGGGAATATAGGTCATTTCAAGTGGTGATTCCTTCACATCCCAATGTGCATCCACACCAAGTCTGTGAATTGCCCATTTCAGTTCAGTGAAGCAGGAATCCTTCAAGGTTCTGAAGGTTTTCCTGACAACCAGTGTGTTTGCACCAGGATGTTTCATCATGTTATAGATGAACCATAGTGCAGTGGTCTTGGACTTCTTGGAAGCACGACTTCCTTTGACAACTCTGTATCTGCCTTTGAAGTTCCAAAACAGTTTATAGCCTTTACCAATGCAATTAGGAAGAAAGATTTCTTTTTTCTTCATTCAAAGGTCACCCCTTCCTGAAGTCTTGGACACTTTCTTTCCTTGCATCTGTGGGTCTTCATCAATCCCCTGGTCAAAACACCTTTATGCCAATGACAGACTGCAACAGGATAAAATGTGAAGTTCCCATCAATGCATTCATATTCAAATTTGCATCTTCTTTGTCCTTTGTGGTTTGGATGGTGTTTCTTCTTTCTTGTCATTAGTCTTCCAGTTGGTCTTCACCGCTGATGATGACTGGAACAGCACCTTCAAGGTTCACTTTGTCTGTGAACAGTCCATAACGCTTTCCAAGTAGTTCAGCAGCTTTCAACCTTTCCTTTTCATCAGGTGCTTTCAACATTCGTCTTGCATCTGAACAACCGTCACCAGTTCCTTCCACAACCACAATTTCAGATTCTGATTCCCCACGAACAACAGAAGTCAGGTATCGCATGACTTCTTCAGCAGAAGCAATGGTTTTGTCCTGCATCTTTGCAAGCAGTTCATCAATATAATTTTTGATGTCAGGTTTTGACAGGATTTCAGCACCAGTCTGTCTTGCTGTCTTTTCACTGTAACCTGCCCTGATTGCTGCTTGTGTAGCATTACAATCAACCAAATATTCTTCACAAAACCGTTTCTGTTTATTGGTCATGCATCCTTCACTTCCTTTCTTCAGAATCATAAAGAAAATCACCAGGACAAAGCATCCTGGTGATTCATTTTCACACATACTATATTAGCACATTCAAAGGTGGGAAAGGGTGGGATGTTTTAACCTGAAGTCTTCAAGTGCATCCCTGTGTAATTCCTTCACATAATCAAAGGAATAATTCATTTCAACTGCAATCAGTTCATAGGACTTGATTTCAACATACCTTTTGAACAACACATTGATGTATCTGTCATCATGCAGTTCCTGA